ATCTTATAATTTTCCTGATCATTTTCGCTTCTTTCTCATCTCTTGCAGTCATTTTATAGTTGAAAGAGAATGATCTGAGTTGGGGTCCATTGAATAATAAATCTAAGTTATTGTTTGGAACAATACCAGCAGTTCTTGCTAGAATTGACTCAACATCCACTCCAAATGAAGCCATTCCGAGAAGTTTGGACACTCCTGTTGTTCCAACTAGTGCTTTTGCTTCATCTCCACTCAAATTACTGAGAAGTGCTTGGTAAGCCAGTGCTGATGTTGCAAGACTTGCACCTTGTTTTGCCCCACCGAAGAATACTCCAGTACCTGCACCGGTCAGTGCAGCTGAAGCATAATCTTTAGGTCTATTCATAACATCAGCAGTAACTGCACCACTAATATTACTCATTGTGTCTGGTCCCCAGGTAACTTGCATCTGATCTCTAACACTTCCAGGCATTGGTAGATAGACATCACCTATTTTCTTTTCTTTGTTGAAATTAGCAGTTTTTTGGAATCCTTTTTGTAGAATTGATCCAACATCTCCACTCAACAATTGATCAGATTTCGGTGGTTTATATTGATATTGTGTAATAAGAACATAATCTTGGTGTGCAATCATCATGTCAGTTGGATATTTCATTGGTTCCGCAAATAATTTAAATTGATTTGCAGGACCATAACCACCATTGTTTATAGAAACAGCTTTTATGTATGGTTGAGGATTTGTTATCGTATTGAATAAATCTAAAATAGTATTACCGTTACTATTACCAGAATTTGGAGATGTTCCAGGAGATGGAACTATTGTACTTGTACCAACTCCTGGTGGAGCTGCTGAGTTAGTAATCCATTGGGGTAGTACCAGACCATTGCCGTTGCCGCCGCCTGCAGCATGAGCATTTTTTAATGTTGATTGTACATTTTGGTATACTGATATTTGAGTTGATTGTGGAATATTTGCTTGTGTTGCTAATGTATCGTTCCACGTTCCATTAGAAAATATTGGAGTTGTTCCAGTAGGTGCTCCCTTTTCAATTATTCGAACGTTTCCGTTGCCATCACTCCATTGAAGTATATACTCTTTTCCTTGAGGATCGACTAGGAATGGGTCTGGTTTTAATGTTTGTATTGCCACTTAAGATTTACTCCAGGCTTTATGATTCGGAAAAGGTTGACCTCTATTATCAACAAATTTTTCAGTTGGCAACAATGCAACGGAGGGCCAATCTTTTTCTGGAACTCTCAAAAATCCTCCACTGACCCCAGAAAAGAAATAACGATGAATAGTATTTCGAGGTACACCTACGGTGTTGCCACTATTTATTAGGCTTTTTGCAACTCCCTCTCTTATCTTTCGATTGAGGTAATGTAAATTTACTCCGATAAAATATCCCTGACTATAATTTCTTTCTGTAATGTAAGTCAGAGGTTGTCTATCATAAAATGGCAATCCTGGAGTTTCTGCTCCATAAATGAAGAAATATAATCTACCAACTTCTATTCCACCAGTATCAATTTCGTGAATATTAAACTGTTCCATTTCACCAAGATATTGTCTGAGTTGACCAGTATACCAGTCACTCTTTACATTCTTCCCTTTAGTTTGTTTGATTAGATCGTACCCAAACCCTTCTCCAGGTTGGAATATGCCATCGAAACTCATATTCCCAGATCCTCTTCTGTCATTATTCTGAATTCATATTTACGATCTGCACAAAACTCTTTTGCTGCTTCCCACTTTGCTTGATTTACTACCCAAGTTTGAACACGATATGCCCATGCTTTAGTTCTTTTCTTTGGGTTTCGTTCAGGCATCTGCACCTCTTTCTTAGGTTTGATTTCAATTACAACTGTTCGTGTTCCACCATTTTTGTCCTTATACTTCACAAAAAAATCTGGAAAATATCTGTGAATTCTATTATCAAGAGGAGAACGATATGGAATCCAGAACTCTTCAGATTGCCACTGGTTTACATTCTCATTCAAATCACAGTATCTCATAAATTTACGTTCCCATAGAGAACGATATATGATGTTGGTTGGATCGCCCTTATACTTTCTGGGGTTTTCTGGACTGTATTTTCCCTTATAACTCATATACATAGTATAGACCTTAAGAAATATTTATAGATGGCTGAGCCATTCAGAGAGGATTATCCCAATAATCCATATAGAGTGGATCCTATTTACATTAGGATGACGGAACCCAGAAATACTTCTGACAACAGGGCGTCTCTTCCTAGTGTCCAAGACTTGTACGGTGCTTTATCGCAAACAAGTCAATTCAAAGTAAGTTTGTTCCTTGGTGATACTGTAGGAACTTCCAATGCAGACAAAGATCTAAACAGTTGGTTAGTAAGTAACGGAGTTCTTGGGGATAATTTAAAATCCCTCCGTTATGAATTCATGTGTTATAGTACAACTCTTCCAGGAAATACTTTTACAACATATGATGAAATAGGGAGTCGTCAGGGACTGAGGGAAACATTCCCGTATATGAGAACATTTCCAGATTTCAGTTTAGACTTCTATGTTGACTCCGATTATGGGGTAATTCGTTTATTCGAAGAGTGGATGAATTTCATCAATCCATTATATACCACTGACGGAAGAGCAATAAGTGGTAGTCCAAGGGGAAGTACTTCTAATCAGAGTGCTTTTGATCTACCAAACATCTATAAACTTAGATACCCCCAGAGTTATAAGAGAACTATGGCGGTAACAAAATTTGAAAGAAATACCATTGTAGATAGTGAAGGAAAGATTATTCAAAGTTCTTCAATGTTGACGTATAAGTTTTTAAATGCATATCCAACAAATTTAACTGCAATGCAGTTATCTTATGAAGGAACTTCAATAACGAAACTTTCTGTTCAATTTAATTATGATCGTTATACCGTATTGAAACATGATGGTGGAAACTCTGCTCAATATGGAAATGACGTAACACAAGCTGGAGATTCTGTGTTGTTCTCATCTGGTCAATTATTCTCAGACAACGCACTTGTAGATCTTTCAAAAGTAATTGCAAACGCATCTATTCCATCAGGAACCAACTTCGTATAAACGATCTAAATATTTTTATCTGAATTCGTAATCCTATGCCATTACCTAAAATTGCAACCCCGACCTATGAACTTGAGTTGCCATCCACAGGAAAAACTATCAAGTATAGACCATTTCTTGTAAAGGAAGAAAAAATTCTGATCCTTGCTCTCGAAAGTCAGAATGTAAAAGAGATCACTCTTGCAATTAAATCAGTTTTAAAAGACTGCATTCAAACAAGAGGTATCAAAGTAGAAGATCTACCATCTTTCGACATTGAATACATCTTCCTCAATGTTCGTGGTAAGTCTGTAGGAGAAGCAATAGATCTAGTTGTTACCTGTTCTGATGATGGGACTACGGAAGTTCCAGTTAAATTATTCGTAGATGAAATTAAAGTAAAGAAAGATCCAGATCATACTACTGATATTAAATTAGATGATGATCTAATGATTCGAATGAAATATCCTTCTTTGGATCAATTCATCAAAAACAACTTTGATTTTACATCAGATCAATCAATTTCCACGATTGAAAAGTCTTTTGATATTATCTCTTCCTGTATAGAGAGTATATTTACATCGGATGAAGCATGGGCTGCAAAAGATTGTACAAAGAAAGAACTTATTGAATTTATTGAAGGTATGAACTCATCTCAATTTAAACAGATTGAGAGATTCTTTGAGACAATGCCAAAATTAAGTCATACATTTAGTGTAAAAAATCCAAATACTAAGGAAACTAATGAGGTAACGTTGGAGGGACTAACAAGTTTTTTCGCTTAATTATGGCCCACATGGAGTTGGAGTCATATTATCGGATTAATTTTGCTCTCATGCAGTTCCATAAATACTCATTGACTGAGGTGGAAAATATGATGCCTTGGGAGAGAGATATCTATCTCGCTCTTTTGAAACAACACATCGAAGAAGAAAACGAAAAAGTTAAAAAGGCAGCAAACAGTGGCAATTAACTCCCCATTAAATCCAGGAACAATTGCTTCTCAGAGGAGATCCACTCCAGAAAAGGCACAAAACTTTATTTCTGGCGGTTCTCCTCTAGGGTCGTCTGTTTTTACTGCCGCTGCAAATAATATTGTAGGATTTACCAGAGGTGCTGGGATATCACCAAGACAACCAAATCTTGGTTCAATAATTCAAACATTATCAAGTAATATACTTAATAATGTACAAGGGCAGATTCAAAATATAAATCAAAATGTAACTCAGATTGTAGGCGATAGATTAAATCAACTGCAATCAGATTATCAACAAAAAGTCGATAATCTTGATGTTACTACACCAAATAAGTTACTACAATCTTTCTTAGGATTATATGATAAAGCTATCGGATATATCCGATTCTTAGGTGATAGAAGAAATATAAAACTCCTTGGAGACAATCTAAAGGCTTTACAAGATAACTTTGTAGAAAGTTTTGATGTTGCAAAAAGAATAAGACGAACTATAATAAGAATAGTAAATCAATTATCCAGTTTACCAAAGGTAAGTAGTAGTGGTGGAAGTGGATTAAATTTAGATGTTAATGTTCCTGGCGGAAGACTGAAGAGGAATGCTCCCAGGGGATTATCTGGGATGATGAGAAGAAGACCAGGTATGATGCTTGGAGGAGCAGCTCTTCTTGGTGCAGGTGCAGGTGCAGTCGCTACAAGTGCCTTATCTGGACCAGGACCAGTCAAAGAACCAGAAGAATATTCTGGTCTGGATTTAACCGAAGGTTTATTGGTAAAATTCAATGAAGTACTGGATAGATTTGATCAAGCTCTTTCAAATTTAACAGTTTCAGAACAAACAACAGGAACATCTAGTGGAGGAGGTGGAGGAGGAACCATACCAACTCCCAGTGGACCAGTTGCTCCATCAAGTTCATTAATGAACGCCAATGTTAATCCAGGTGTAGAAACCGCTGGACTTAAGTCAAATTGGACTTATGTTGCGGAAGATATTCTAAAAAATAAAAACATAGACGCAACAAAATTATCAGATAGAGCAGCAATGGGTGCTATGCTTGCTATCGGACAAATGGAGTCTGACTTTGCACCAGGAGAAATGTATAGTGGACTTGGTGGAGCGAATAATAATATGCAAGGATTCTTGCAGTTAAATCGCAAGTATCATAAAGTTCAAGGAAAAGATGAATATCTAAATTATGTCATTCCAAAGTTTAAAGGTGAGGATGTAAGTTTTACTGGTGGATCTAAATTCAATCCACTTAAATTTGCAGAAGGACTTAGAAACGCTGAGACTGGTTGGGACGTTGCTCAGGCTGCTGTTGCTGCAGGATTTACTGTTAATGACTTTGATCCATTAGATACTGCAGCTGAATCGAATAGATTAACTCCAGATCAAGTAAGAGTCATAAAACAGATGGTATTTGGTAACTTAAATCCAAATGCCCTTCCACAAAAAGAACAATCGAAAGTAGAAACACAAACACAACAATCACCGACAGTTACTCCTGGTACTGCACAGGCAACTACATCACAACAACTATCAAAACAAGTTGCACAACCACCAGCAACACAAAAAACATCTACAGTGAATGTTTTACCAATGAGTGGTGGAAGTGGACAATCTGGAGGTTCACCACAATCCCAGACAATGAGTTCTGGTTCACTTTCTGGAAATAAAATTCCATTTCTTTATGCAAACAATGATGATAATTTCCTTACATTATATTCAAAAATGGTGTACAGTATCGTTGACGCATAATGGCAGTACAAACTAGACAATTTAATTCCCCACTACAAAGAGCCGCTCAAAATATAGTCAGTACTGAACGTGGCACCATAGGAATGAAGAAGACACAAAGATCTTTCACAGAGTTCTTGGGTGTTATGAAGAATGAAACTGCAATCTTGCAGTCAATCAAGTTTGATTATAAAAAAATAAAGAAGATGGAAACTAAAAATCTAGTTTCCGAAAACTTTGGTAGACCTGGTAGTTTATTAACAGGACTTCTTAGTGGTGCTTTAGATCTTGGTGGATTTATTGGTCAATTTTTTCGCGGAAAGAAGGGCGGAAAACCTGGATCTGGAAAGATTCTTCCTAAAGGAAAAGGAATAAAAATTGGTGGAATGAGAGCATTGGGAATTTCAAATGCTGTATTTGCTGGCATTGATTTTGCTACTGGACTTTCAGAAGGGGAAAGTGTAGGTAAAGCTGCTGCGGGTGCAGGTGGCGCACTCGCTGGAGGTATGTTGGGTGGTATTATTGGACAAACACTAATACCAATTCCTGGTGTTGGTTTTGTACTTGGCCAGGCAGTCGGTGGAATGGCTGGGGGGTATCTAGGAGATAGAGTATATGAGGGAGTAACCGGAGAGGGTGGAGATAATAAACAAGAAGAACTTAGAAAGAAAGAATCTGAACAAATTAAAAAAGCAGAGTCTGTTTCTAAGGTAAATTGGCAATCAACTATAGAAAAATTCGATACTATTGTTTACAAATTCGAGTCGATTGCGAGTAAAGGGTTCTTTGGTAAGAAATCCCCAGGTTCCATGAATGACGAATCCGCAGAAGATGAAGATATTATCCATCAAGAGATTGAAGAGAGACCATCAAGTAAGCCACCAGGAAACATTGTTAATAATACCTATACAGCACAGGGCGGAGAACTGCCCAGCAAGTACGTTAATACTCTAGATTATAATGAATTTAGACAGTATTATAACGAAGGTGCAGGGGGAAGACACAGAGGAGAAGATCTACCAATCGAACAAGGAACTCCTGTTAGTATAATCGTTCCGGGTACAGTTTTTAGGAGTGGATTTACTGGCGGCGGTGCTGGTGGCGAAATCATAATTACTCACGAAGACGGCACACAAACACGATATCTTCACATGAGTGAGATATTAGTTTCCCCTGGACAAAGGGTTGAAGCTGGACAAGTAATTGGAAAAACTGGTGGAGCTCCAGGCACAAAGGGTGCAGGTCATTCATTTGGACCACATTTACACTTAGAATATTATCCAACAACAACAAGTGGATGGTCAGATCCTAATCCAGTTATGGATAACTACTTTAGGTTTGGTGGAAATGTTCAGGTCAAACCAAAGGTACAACCAAAAACTGGTGTGATGGGCAATCTACCACCTGCGAAACCAATGTCTGAAAATGAATTTCACTCTGCGAGAACTACTAGTGACATAGAAGACAAATGGGATGATAGAATCGGAGGTTCACAAACTTATGATGAGTATTTAAAATATTTTGAGAAGAATAACGGAAAAATATCAGCACCACAACCACAAAATGAACCTCCTAAACAGACACCAGAACCAACATCTTCATTCCAAAACAGAAGACAATCTAGAGGTTCACAGTATAGACCATCACAAGTTAAATCCGATTCAACAAAATCAACAATTCAACAACAGGTATCACAACAAGTCCAACAATATCCTTCTTACAATACGGAAAGAGAAACTATAACTTTCATTCCAATGGCTCAAGGATCCAACAACTCCCCAATGATTATATCTACTGGAGGTGGTGGGGGTGAAACTGTATTCTTGCCGGGACCTTCAGAATCTCAAGTATTAAATAGTTTATTCAAGACTATGCTTCTTACCAATCTATCTTCCACGTAATATATGTCAGTAGCAGTACAAGGCGTAAGTTTCAATTTACTTGAACTCTTCACCCAAGATGGAAATAAAAAGGTTGACATTACCGCCAATGTCTTATCAATAGATTACTATGAAGATATACTGTCACCATGCGTGATGATGACTATTGACGTGGCTAGTACGTTGAATTTATATAATGGTCTTCCAATTCGTGGTGGAGAAAAGGTTGTTATGGATCTCACTACACCTACTGGGGACTTCGTTCTCGATGGTGACTATGGAATGTATGTTTATAAAGTGAGTGGATATGCTTCAGATGGATCAAAAGAAACTTTTAGGTTACACCTAACATCAAGAGAAGGATTGTCAAATGAAGTTGTAAGAGTTCAGAAAAAATATCAAAAGAATCCTATAAATGAACACGTAACATCCATATTAAAAGATGTCTTACAGACTAAAAAATACGAATCAAAAAATATAGAAAAAACTTCAAACTCATATAGTTTTATTGGTAATCAGAAGAAACCTTTCCATATACTAACTTGGTTAGGACCAAAAGGAATCCCATCTACTTCAAATTCTGGTGCAAGTGGACAAATTGCTAAAGGTGTTGCTGGATTCCTATTCTTTGAAACGAAAGATGGATTTAATTTTAAGAGTATTGATAAGTTAGTTTCATCTACACTCAAAGATAATGTTCCATCTCCAACTTACACATATAATTCAGCAATACAACACAACAAACCAGAGAATAATTTCACTATTATTAACTATAATTTAGAGAAGAATATAGATGTACTCAAATCTTTGAGAGTTGGAATGTATGCAAACAAAACATATTTTTACGATTTGTATACAAATACTCTAGATGTTTACGGATACTTCCTAAAAGACGAAATTAAGAGTAAACTAGGTAAGGAAGATAGTATTCCAGTCCCATATGGATTGGAAAAGTCTCCATCTAGAGTATTGTTCAGAATGTCAGATAGAGGAACATTAGATCCAAATGATATTTCTGGAAACTCTGGAAGAGATAATGTTGATATGGCAAAATCTTTTGCCAGATATAATCTGCTCTTTACACAGTCACTAAATATGGTAGTACCATGTAACGTGAATTTAAGAGCTGGTGGAACCATAGAAGCACAATTTCCAAAAGTTGATCCTTCGACAAAGAGTTCCGATTCAACATTAGATAATCAACAAAGTGGTAAATATCTTATCAAAGAGTTGAGACATCACTTTGAACCCAACACAATGATAACTTCATTGAGACTAGTTAGAGATTCTTACGGACTTTACTAATTAAAAACTATGGAAAACATCGAACAACATATTGAGGCAGACAAAAAGATCCTAGACGATCCACAAACCTCACCCCAAGCACGCAGACATACCGAAGAAGAACTTGCTGCACTAGAAGCATACGCAGAAAATCATCCAGAAGATCATCACGATCCTACCGCACTTGAACTTTACTGTGATGCAAATCCAAGTGCTCCAGAATGTTTAGTTTACGACGACTGATAACTAATGATTGAAGAATCCTTACTTAAATCCAATTTTGCCGGAAAAGACGGATTTATCTGGTGGGTCGGTCAAGTTGCCGACCCCAAATCTTGGCGCAACGAAAAATCTAGAGTGTTCAATGATGGAAGTTGGGCATACAGATGTAAAGTAAGGATTGTTGGTTATCATACATTTGATGGTAATGTCTTACCAGATGATGATCTACCCTGGGCACACATCCTAACCAGTGCAGCGGATGGTGCTCCAGGTCAAGGTGGTTTTGGTAAAAATCCAAACATCATTGGTGGAGAGACAGTTTTAGGATTCTTTTTGGATGGGGAAGAAGCACAACAACCAATTGTAGTTTCTTGTTTTTATAGAAACAAATCGGTAAAGAACTTAATCACACCAGAACTTGTAAAGAAAGAAAAGAGT